AACGCGTTGTGCACGGCCGTCGCCGCATCTTGCAGCGCCTCCGGCGTGACCGTCTTCAGCGCCGCGTACGCGAGCAGCGCGTACGTGAGATCCAGCGTCCCGACCTGGCCGCCCTGACACACGTTCTCGTTCACGCCGTCCATCAGCACCAGCACCGCAAACGGCTGCGACGCGGACTGGTCCGCGATCCCCCACCACACCGCGCCCGGGACGGCCTGCTGCACCACGGCGTCGGCGTTGAGCGCATCGACCACGCCGTGCGAGGGCGTCAGACTCACGGCCGCACCTGCAGCGCGCGGAGCGTGCCCGGGAAGTGGCCCACGACGAGCGCCTGAATGTCGTCGACCATCCGATCACGCACCCGCATCGCGTCGGGAATCCACGACACGAAGGGCGCAATCTGTTTGCCGCCGACGTGCGTCCAGCCTTCGGCCGCCAGGTGCGCATGCGGCCGGATGTTGGCGACATACACGCGCAGCGGATCCACCGGGCGCGTCTGCCAGCCCGTCGAGAGCCGCTGCCCGGCGCGCTTCTTTTGCGTGCCGACCGGGGTCCGCGCCTGGGCCGCCGACGCGTACGTCTGCGCCGCGCGCGCGATGATCACCTGCATCTGCGCCGGCACGGCCTGATCGATGGTCGCCAGGTCCGCGATCGCGTCGGCGATATTGAGACTGATCCCGACGTTCACACCCGCACCTCGACGGCCGCCAGATCGAGCCAGCGCCCATCGTCCGATTCCGCTTGGCCGAGGATGGCCAGCAGGCGGTCGCCCGCGGGATGGTGGTAGACGCAGCGATCGTCGGTCAGCACGTCGCCGCGCATGCGGACGCGCACCGTGTAGCGCCGGGCCGTCTGGGTCTGCACGTTGCCGTCGATCACCACCTCTTGCGGTCCCCCCGCGCTCACCACGTACGCCGGATACCGCGCCGGCGGCAGGTCCGGCCAGGTCTCCTGGCCGACGCCGCCGACGTTCTGCACCACCCGCCGCTGAAACGTCACGCGATCCCCCAAGGTGCCGGCACTCACAGGCCCCTCACCGCATACGGACGGACGCGCACATCCACGGCCCGCATCCAGTCCGCGACGGGGATGCCGTCGAGGTTGCCCCAGACGCGATACGCGATCGCTTCTTTCACCGTCATCGGGATCGTGGTCGCCGTCCAGCCGGTCTGGCAGATCACGACGTACGTCTCACCGCCGCCGACCCACACGCGCGCCGGTCGGTAGTCCAGATCGGCCCACCACTCACTGCTGTCGACGGCGACTTCGCCGTCGCTGCCGAGGTAGCTGACCTCCAGGACCGCCGTCACCGGATGGATCGGCAGGTCGAGCCGCCCGCTCGGCGTCGCCGTCACCGTGCACCGGTGCGTCCCCGGGATCAACGCCAGGCCGTACTTCTGCTCGATCCACTCGCGGCCGGCGATCGCGTTGGTCTCGATCCGATGCGCCTCGTCGGTCAACGCGATCCGCAGCTCCTCCCGGATCTCGCTCTCCGAGATCGGTTCCGGAGGCGGGATCTGGTCCTCGTCCAGCGGGAGCCGGATCGCGGTCGATCGATCCCTGAGCGCGGACAACGTCGGGTAGAGCACTGCGCATCCTTTGCGTCTCGGGCGTGACGACCACGCCCACGTCAGGCATCGGCATCAGCGGCCTGGTCCGCACACGCGGCGGATCCAGGCCCTGTCCCGGCATCCCGTCAGCTCTCGCCGCCGAGCAGGTCAACTTCGCCGAACGCAGACGGCCGGTAGACCGCGAGCGCGCCGCGCTCTTCCGCGCGGATCGTGACGCGGTTGTGGATGAAGTCGTCCTGGTCGGAGTTGCTCATGTCGACGCTGATGCCGCCGCGCGTGAACCACTGCGCCATCGAGCCGTACGCGCCGACGAGCGCGACACCGGCCGGCATGGTCGTCGTGACGACGACGCGCAAGCCCCACAGCGTGCGCGACTGCACGGGCGCGAACGGATTCGCCCCGAGATAGATGCCTGAGCCTTCGGCCTTGCTGAGCACGATCGTCTGCCAGTCGGCCGGGTTGATGACGAGGCCGTCCGGCATCACGAACGAGGCCGCCATGATCGCGGTGATCTGCCGGAAGATGGCGTCAATCGCGGACTCGCTGGCGCCCTGCGTCACCTTCGGCGTGATGCCAACACGGTTCCGCAGTCCGAGCTGGTTCTCACCGCTCCCGCTGCCGTTCAGGATCTGGTCGTCGGTTTCCTGTGCCACGAAGACGCGCAGGCGCCCGTCGATGTACGACTGCAGATACGCGACGTCGTCGAGCATCTCGTTGCTGACCTTGACGTAGGTGGCCACCTTCTTGACGCGATCAACGAGCTGCGCGAACCGCAGCACGCTTTCCGGCTTCAGGCCCAGTTCGGCGACCGGCGCGGCGTTGTTGGTCGCCAGCGTCTCGACCGGGTACGAGATCGTCTGCCCGCCGGTGGTCCCAGACAGGAGGATCGCGCGCACCGTCGGCGGCTGGAACAGGACCGGCAGGACGCCACGCACGTAGTCGGGCGTGAGCAGGCCCGCGCCACCGGCGGGCGCTACTACGCCCGTCAACGTTTCGGCCTTCAGCTCGACGATCGCCGAGTTGTAGCGCGAGCGGAAGGCGCCGGCCTTGGCGGCATCGACGATCACGCTGGCGGCGATCTGCTCGCCCCACGTGCGCGCCACGACCTCACGGCCCGCAGCCTGGTCGGCGGGCCTGAGCGTGGGCGGCGCCGGCGCGCGGAACTGCTCGAGCCGCTCGCGCAGCGTGACCTCCGTGCGCCCGGCCTTCAGCCGCGCGTCGTACTCGTCGGCCTTCGCGAGGTGCTCCTGCACCGACGCCCGCTCCTCCTCGGTGAGGGTACGGTTCTCCTCTTCGGCCTGCGCGAACAGCGCCTCGGCCTTGGCCGCCGCCTGCTTCTTCTCGGTTTCGATCTGTGCGAGCAACATGGTCGTGTGTCTCCCGCGGCGTCAGCCGCACAGCGCCCAGAGGCGCGCTTTCAGCCGCAGGTCGGCATCCTGTGCCGACACGCGGGATGCCGTGATGTCTGCGAGCGCCGCCTCGAGGCAATCGCCCAGCCGGGCGATGCGGTCGACGAGCCCGGCCTGCAGCGCGGCCGGGGCCGCCAGCACCCGCCCCTCGCCGAAGCCGGATCGCACTTGGTCGACGCTGACCTTGCGCCCGCGCGCGACGCGGGCCGTGAACAGCTGGTACTGCGCGGCGATGCGCGCCTCGAGCGCGGCCCGGTCGGCGTCGGACAAGGGCCGGAACGGGCTCCCCTCGCCCTTGAACTGGCCCGCCGTCAGTTCCGTGGCCACGACGCCGGCCTTCTCCAGCGCGCCGGACTCGTCGAAGTGCACGGCGATCACGCCGAGGCTCCCGACCTCGGCGCCGGGCACCGCGATGATTTCGGTAGCGCTGCTCGCAATCCAGTACGCGGCCGAGGCCATCAGGCCATCGGCAATCGCGACCACCGGCTTGCGCTTGGCGGCGTCCGCGACGGCCTGCGCGGCATCCTCGACGCCAAACACGGTGCCGCCCGGGCTGTCGACGCGCAGCACGATCCGCGCGACGCTGCGATCGGCCGCGAGCGTCCGCAGCGTGCCGGCCAGCCCTTCGTATGTCGTCCAGCCCAGCATGTCGGTCCAGGGATCCCCGCGGCGGCTCAGCGCGCCCATCACCGGCACGACGGCGACGCCGCCCTGCGGGCCCGGCACCGGCCGCTCGGCACGTGCGTCGAAGCCCAGCGCGGGCATGGCCTTTTGCGCCTGCAGGTACGCGTCCCGGTAGCCGGGCCACTGCTCGGCGCTGATCGCCAGCAGCCACTCATGGAGCAGCATCGCGGTTGTCATGCGAACGCCTCGGTGTCTAAGTCGCCGTCGACGGACGCATCGCCGGTCGTCATGTTCAGGGGCTGCGCGATGCGGTCACTGGCGGGATCGGGATCGCGCGGCAGGTTCTGCCGGGCGCGCGCCTCGTTCACCGTCATCCAGGGGCGGCCGACCGCGGTCTGGAACGTCGCGGCCTGCTCCTCGAACGAGCCGCGCAGCTTCTCGTTGACGTTGAACTCGAGGTAGTGCGTGCCGCGCTCCGCGAACTCGGGCACCAGGCGCGTCTCGAGCTCCTGCTCGACCATCTGAATCGACGGCCCGAGCGCGTCCTGGTAGAGCATCTTGTGTTGCTCTTTGACGTTGCTGAACGTCGCGCGCCGCAGCAGGCCCACGACCGGGAGCGGCATGTGATACGCCCGCGCCACTTCCTCGTCGTGCAGCTCGCGCGCCTCGGCCAGTTGCTGCTCCTCGGCGCTGTGGCTCACGCTCTCGAACGTCATGCCCTCATCGAGCACCGGGACCAGGCCCGATCCGCGTGAGCCGCCATAGACCTCGTTGAACTCCTGCCGGAAGTACTCGCGGGTCGTCTTGTCCCACTCGGGCGCCTCGAGCGGCCGGTGGATGACGCCACTCAGGCGCGCGCCCTGCTTCCAGTACTGCGTGCGGTAGCCCTGCGCGAAGATTTCCTCGAGCAGCTTGCGTCGCAACGTCTCGATCTTTGAGAGCCCGTGCACCGTGTCGACGCCGGGGTGTGCTTCGCGGAAGTGGATGACATCGCGCGGCGGCACCGCGTACCACGTGCCATCGAGCGACGAGATCCAGTACGCCTCGGGATACAGCGCGCCCTCGCACGTCACCCGCCCCGCCGGGACGCGCCAGACTTCGAACGGCGGATCGTCCTCGCCCTCCCGCAGCTTCACGAGGTACGCGTTGCCGTAGACGAAGAAGTCGATCAGCGTGTGTTCAATCAGCCGGTACTGCGTCGTCGCGGGATTCGGGTAGGTGACCAGCTGCGCCAGCGCCGAGGTCGTGTCGCGTTGCCGGTCGGTGTCACTCACCCGCTCGTAGGTGTGGAGCCCGAGCTGCGCGATGTTGCGCGCGCAGGCATCGACCACCGTGCGAATCGACGGCTGCGTCCGGTACAACGTGGCATAACTGGCGTTGGGGCCGTACCAGTTGCCGGGGGCGACGAGCTCCGGGCCCGTGAAGCCCTCGGAGAACGCCAGCGGATCCTTGGAGGTCGGCCAGAAGCCCGTGGCGGTGCCCGGCGGCCAGGCGCCCCGCCGTTCCAACCCCACGAGTTGCCCTGCAGAACGCACCACGGCCATAAGCGCAGCGCTAGCCTGCGCGGCCGGATCAAGGTTGGAAAGGGCCTACGTGGTGGGATGTCCTACGATGTCCTGTTTTGTCCTACTTTGTCTCCGCTCCGGCGCTGCGGGAGGCACTCCTTCGGGAGCACGCGCAACTGCCCGCCGGGCGTCTCGTACGCCGTCACTGCGCCCTTGGACACCCAGCGATTGATGGTGCGACGGTCGACGCCGGTCAGGCGCGCCGCTTCCTTCACCGTGACGTAGCGCTCCATCGCGTCCTCCTCATCCTCGGGCGGGCGGCTCATACGACATCTGCAGGAACAGGATCGCGTCCCGATCGATGGTCACTTCCCCATCGAGCCGCGTCGGCGTCCGCCTCGCCCCGTCGATCGCCGAGACGTCACGCAGCACCAGCCAGCGCCCGCGCCGCTGCCACAGGATCCCGTCGAGCGCCGGCGCCGCGGGATCGCGGAAGGTCACGAGCACGCGCTTGCGCAGCCGCGGCATTCCCCACCACTCATAGGCCAGCGTCAGCGCGCCTGCCACGAGGCCCAGCACGCCGAGCGTCGCCGACACGACCTCGACTACCACGTCATGGCCTCGACGTGGGCGCCCTGACTGTACCGGCTCTTCTTCTTCTGCGTGCGCAAGCGTAACCGCTGCAGCGCCATCGCGAGCGCCACGATGCCGTCGATCTTGTCGCGCGCTTGCCGCTTGTTCACGGCGATGTCCCCGCGGCGCCCTTCCTCGACGACGGCGTTGCCCGCCATCCACTGCAGCACCGGCTGGCCGTTGTGACAGAGCGCGCCCGAAACCGACAGATCCGCGATGGCCCGTAGGCCGATGTTGAGTGCGAAGCCCTGCGTCTGGTCGACGAGCACGACATGCGGGAGCGCCATCTCCTGGATCACCGGGGCCGCAAAGCGTTCGTCGTACGCGAGCTCGACGACGCCCCAGTCCTGGCAGAGCCGCTCGACGTCACGCCGCACCCGGCCGAAGTCGGTGATGTCGCCCGACGTCACGGCCAGGCCGCCGTCACGCGTCCACGACTCATAGGGCCGCGTGCGGTAGCGCTCCTTGGCACCGGCCGGCATCCAGAACTGGCACCGCACCAGCACCCGCCCGTCCGGCAGTTCGGTCACGCCGACAAACGCCGACAGGTCGCTCTTGAGGCCCAAGTCGAGGGCGGCGTACGTCGGCAGGCCCTTGGCCTCTGACACGTCGGCCGTCTGGCACGCACGCCACTTGTGCATGTCCAGCCACGCCACCTCCTGCTCGGTCCACTGGTTCAGGTACAGGCGCCGAAACGAGTTCTGCTGGTCGGGCTTGTGGCTGGACTCGAGCGCCCAGGCGCGCATCTCTTCGATGTCGCGGAAGTCCCCCAGGGCGGGATTGGCCGCCCGCCATACGGCCTCGTCGATCCAGTCGGCCCCGTCCGGCGCCTCGTAGAGCACCTGGAAGAACGCCGGGTCCTCGATCACCCCATCGCGGACCTTGCGCGCGTAGTCCCACAGTTCCCAGCAGATGGAGGTCCGGTCGTAGCCGGCCGTCGTAATCGCCACCATCAGCGGCTCGCGACGCGCGCCCTGCGAGGTCCGCAGCACGTCCCAGAGTTCCCGGTTCGGGGCCGCGTGCAGTTCGTCGTAAATCACCAGCGACGCGTTGAATCCGTGCTTGCTGTAGGCCTCGGCCGATAACGCTTGGTAGAAGCTGCCGGTCGCCTGGTCGACCATCCGCTTGCGGGTCGACAGAATCTCAATCCGCGCGGCGAGTTCTGGGTCGTGCTCGACCATCTTCTGCGCGGCGTTGAAGACCAGCGCGGCCTGCTCACGCTCCGCGGCGGCGCTGTACACCTGCGCACCGTGGACACCGTCGCCGATGAGCCCATAGAGCGCGAGCGCGGCGCACAGTTCCGTCTTGCCGTTCTTGCGCGGCAGCGCAATGAAGCCGGTGCGATACGCCCGGCGGTGGCTGTCATCGGGCCGCATGCGCCCGAACAGCTCCCGCACGATCCGCCGCTGCCAGGGCCGCAGCACGAACGGCGCCCCCGCGTGCGAC